TGCGTTCTGCGACAGGCCATCCCAGTCGGCGATGCCGGTCATGATCCGCCGGCCATCGAGCACGAGCCCGGCGTTCCATTGTTCGCGCGCGATGCGCTCGGCCAGGGCGCGGTGGTTGGTCATGCTGCGGCTCTCCACGCATGCTCGGTCCATTGGTCGGCCATCGCCGCGGCGATGCCGGGATAGAAGCGGCTGCGCTCCTTCCAGCGCGTCGGGCTCGGCGGCATGCGGTGAACCCGCTGCTCGCGGCCAGCGACGACGTTCGTCGGCCGCAGCGGCGGCAGGTTCTTCAGCCAGAGGCAGGTGCGCTTGCACTCGCCATGACCGAACTGCCACGGCTGGATGCTCTGCGCCGGCTCCGCGTATTTCTCGATCAGCGCCTTCGCATGCCGGTGCATCACCGGGTTCTCGACCGCGATGCGCGGGATCGGCGCGTTCCAGAACGCGCTGAACAGCGCCGCGCCTTCGCGCAGCTCCTGCTCCATCTGCGCCGCGCTCCTGCCCGGCGGCGGCGTCGAGAGCCATCGGACGCCGCTGTTGCACAGCCGGGTGCATGGCGGGTGAGCGACCATGAGATCCCAGCCGTCGTGGAGCAGGTCGCGCGCGTCGCCGTGGATGTGGCGGTTCGACCCGTCCTCCGCCGGCAGCAGGTCGCACGACCACGCATCGCAGCCGCGCGCGAGGAACGCACGGCGCACGACGCCGGAATACTCGCAGGCCACGAGGACGCGGAGCGGGGTCATCGCAACCCCGCCAGCACGATCACGACGCCGCCGGTCATCGCGCCGATGATGCTGGCGACGATGAGGTAGACCGCCGGGCCTTTCGCCCAGCGGTCCTCTTCCATCCACCCGAATGCCTCGCCAGCGGCGCGAATGTGCGGGTTCTCGTCGGTCATCCCGCCACCTCGGCCACCCGGCGGCGGCTCTCCTCCATGATGCGCTCGTGCGCCTCGGGCGACGCCGCGCTGATGTCATCCAGGTTGCCTCGCTGCGCGAGCAGCACGCGGTCGATGTCCTTGGCCGTCTGGGCCTTGCGGATCGCCGCGACAATGGCGCGGGCGCGCTCGGCCAGCTCCTGCGGGAGTGCGCCGGTCGGGGCGGCTTCCTGGGCCGCTGCGGGGGGGACGGGGTCCGCATCCGACACGGCCGGCGCGTTGCTGTCGGCCTCTTGTTCTGTGGCATCGAGGAGAGCGTCCATCGCCTGCGTGACCGCGGCGAGCGGCGACGAGGCGGGGGGCGGGGTGATGTCGCGCATGGTGACGCTCGTCGGCGCGTTGCCCGCGAGGTCGTCGTCGGCGTGGATGCCGAGGATCGCCTCGGGCATGTAGCGACGCGCCCACTCGCGCGCCCCGCGATACGCCAGCATCTGGTCGGTGTTCTTCTTCCACTGCTCGTTGCCGGTCTTCCAGCCCGCGACGGTGCCGACCACCTCGCGCGGCTCGGCGTCGCCGACGAGCTTGCCGCTGACGGTCACGCTGCGCTGGTCGCCCGCGCCCATGTAGCGGTAGTCGAGGCTGCCCTGCAGCTTGCCCGAGGCGTTCACGATCGCCGCGATGAGCTTGCCCTCGTAGCCGAGCTTGCCGCTCAGCACGTAGGTATGCTGCGCGACGGCGAACGGGTCCATGCGCCAGCGGAACGCTTGGGCGGCGACGAGGAAGCAGTCGCCCAGCTTGCCCTCGCCGCGCAGGTGCGCGGGCGCGAGCGAGGCCGACGACATCAGCTTCGCGACGCGCTGCAGCTGGCCGAAAATGTCGCTGTCGAGATAGACGGCGACCGGGTCGTTGAAGTCCACCGACACGGCGCGCGGCGCGGTGGCGGTCGGCAGGTTGGTGACGTTGCTCATGCTGCGTACTCCCTTTGAATGCTAGCTGCGATCTCGTTGGCCGCCCACTGCGGGAGGCCGATTTCGAGAACACCCGTGGTGTAACCCGGCCAGTCGTTGTCCGCAACAGATTTCGCGAAGCGCCGCAGGATCTGGCGCAGCTGCTGGTCGGCGGCGCTGGCGGCTTCGGCGCTGAGCGCGGCGACGTAGCCGAGGTGCGGGGCCTGCGAGCCAACGACCATGAAGGCGTGCGACGGACGCTGGACGCCGAGCAACCCGGCGACGAGGCGGAACATCGCGTCGCCCAGGTCGTAGCGCAGGTTCGCCGCGGTCTTGCGCCACGAGGGCGGCGCGGGGTTCGCGGTGGTCTTGAGGTTGACGGCCAGCCCGGCCTTGCCGATCCAGAGGTCCGGCCGGCACAGCAGCGTCAGGCCGGTCTCGGGGTCTTTCGCGATCATCGTGACCTCGGCGCGGCCGCCGGCCTCAAGGAGGCGGCGCGCATCGGGCTGGGCCATGAGCGAGTCGCGCATCGCGAGGATCTGCATGTGCGCGTCGAAGCTGATGATCGATTTGTTCTCCTGCGCGTCGCGCCAGGCCTTGCCCTTGCGCGTCGAGAAGTTGAGGCCCTCGGGCTTGATCGCGTAGCGGTCGTGGAAGGCGTCGGCGCCTTCGAGGATGTAGCAGTGCGCGGCGGTGCCGAGCGTCATGCTCGCGGTCGGCTCGCTGTGGATGCGGGCCGGGTTGCCGCGCCAGAAGGCAAAGGCGTGGGCCGGGCACTCGGTCTCGTAGGCAACGAGGTCGCTGCCGGAGACCGCCGGGGACGGGATGTTGTCGCCGGACAGGTAGGTGGCGAAACTGATGTCGTGATGGATGCCTTCACCGAGCATTGTCGATCTCCCTCTTAAGTTGACGGTGGACCCAGCCGCGCAGGGCGGTCAGGCGGGACTTCTTGAGGCCGCGCGGGGCGTGGGCCGCGCGCTTGACCATGCTGCGGTAGGTCCGCAGCAGCTTGCGGCGTTCGCTGGTCATCGCTTGCCCTCCAGGGCGGCGAGCTGGTGCTCCAGCGCGGCGATGCGCTGGTGGGCCAGCAGGTAGTCGAGCGTCTCGGGGTTGAGGTCGCGGGCCAGCTCGATGCGGAGCTGGATGCGCGCGCGCAGGGTGCCGGCGGTCTCCGGCAGGGCGCAGACGGTGGGAAGGGGGCGGGTCATGCCAGCACCATGATGAGCGCGAGGATGATGCCCATGGCGGCGGGGGCGAGGAGGTCGCGCATCACTCGGCATCCATCTGGTTGCGGATCTCGCGCTCGGTCATGTACGCGAACTCGTCCGCAATCAACTCGCCGGCCTCCATCGCGGTCTTGCAGTCGGCCTCCCACTGGATCTCGCTGTCATCGCTGTCGTCGCAGCCGATGCGGACGTGCTGCTGGGCGAGAACGTCGCGCAGGCGCTCCATCGCCACCTGCACCTCGTGCGCCGCGCGCAGCTTGGCGCTGCGAATGATGTTCAGCGCGTCCTCGCACTCGTCGAGGAACCCGACGCTGCGGATGTGCGTCTCGCCGCGATCGGTGGTGTCCTTCATGCTCATCATCGACATAGTCTGTCTCCCCGGTTGCGTCGCCAGCGCGACGACAGGGCAAACATACACCAGCGGTGCAGCCCGTCAACAGGTTCGTGCAGATAGTCTGCTTGACGGGTACACGCTGGGTGTAGTAGCCGTGGCGAACCATGAACCTGACCCAATTCCTAGCCGCCCTCGGCGGCACGCAGCGGGCGGCTCGCGCATTCGCGACCACGCCACAGGCCATTAGCAACTGGAAGCGGCGGCAGCGGCTCCCGGCGGCGCGCCAGCTCCAGGCGCTGCAGATCGCGCGCAAGAAGCGCCTGCGGTTCGATCCGGCGGCGGCGACGCAGCCCGAGGCGAGGCGATGAACAGGGTAACCGCGATCGAGCAGGTCACCAACGCCCTGCGCGCCGCCGGTGGCCGGGCCACGACCTCGGACCTCTGCGCGGCGTTGTCGCACATGGACCGCGCGGCGGTTTTCGGCTCGCTGGCGCATCTCAAGCGGCGTCGCATCGTGGACAGCAACTACGTCCCGACCCGCCCGCCGGAAACCGGCTGGACATACTGGTTTGCGTCGATGAAGCCGGTACGCGGCTCGCGCTATCGGGCGGCGGTCTCGGCGGGGTTCACGAGGGTCATCTGCGAGTGGATGGACGCCCGAGGCGGCGAGGCCAGCATCGAGGCGTGGCGCGAATGGGCCTCGACCATCTCCAATCGCATCCGGCTCAACAGCGCGATCCACTCGCTTCGCAAGCGCGGCCTGGCCGATTGGGGCGACGACCGCGTCGCGCTGACGCCGGCAGGCCACAAGGCACTCGCGCTTGGCCGCAAGGTCGCGCCATACCCGCCGCGTCTTGAGGATTTCGACGACGCCGACGCCACGCCGACGCCTTCGTCGACCGATCCCGAGCTAAGCGTCGCGCGCGCAGAGCGCCTCTGGCCGCGGCTCATGGCCGGCAAGCGGTTCGAGGACATCCCGGCGCATCTGATCCGGCCGCAGCAGCTCCTGCGATGGACGCCGCCGATCGAGGCGCGGAGCCTGACGGGCTCCAGCGGCGCCATGCTGGCCGAGAGCCGCAGCTCAATCGGCACCACGCCATGAAGCGCAAATGGCAGGGCCTCATCTTCGGTGAGCCGGTCTCAAAGGCCAATTCGCGTCGGGTCGTCCGCATCGGCGGCATGGTGCGGGTGATCAAGAGCGAGAAGGCGCTGGCCTATGTCGAGGCCGTCGCGCGCCAGGTTCCCGAGCTGCCGGAGGATCAGCAGCTCAAGGCGCCGATCCGAATGACCGCTCACATTCACTACGCCAGCAACAGGCCGGACCTCGATCCGAGCCTGCTGCTGGACGCATTGCAGGGCAGGATCTACCGCAACGACCGCGCGGTTAGGGAGATGCACCTGTATCACCACCTCGATCGCAAGCATCCGCGCGCCGAGGTCTATCTGGAGGAGATCGACGAATGACTGGCATCAACGACGACCTGGCGAGCTACGCCGACCGCCTGACCCGCCTGCTCGACGCCGCCGACGAGGCGAAGGCCGACCTCAAGGAGCTGCGCGTCGAGATCAAGAGCGCGGGCTATGACCCCGCCGCTCTGGTGCGGGTGGTGTAGCTGCGCCGCGACGAACGCAAGCGGGCGAAGGAGCAGGAGCGGCTGCAGGCGGTGACGCTTTACGCCGATCGGCTCGGGGTCCAGCTCGACCTCGCGCTCTAGGAACCGGCCAGGCCCTCCCTTGCCGTCGCCGGCGGGCGGCGGAACCTAAAACCGATCCAGCGCGACATGCGCCGCGTCAACAGGCCCCTGGCCGGGTCGTTTACCTGATGGATCGGACCCGCCAACCAACCTAAAAATTGGGAGAGTTCGACATGGCTCTGAGCTGGATCGACTGCATTGCGATCGGGATCATCGTGGCGTTCGTGCTTGACTTGCGTCGCTGACGACCCGCACAAATGACGCGCCCCGCCGGGCTGGAACCGGGCGGGGCGCAACGGACTGCACCAACCAGTCCGGCCACAATGGCGCGCTGAACCTATCGCGCGCGGCGGGCCGGATCAACGCGAAAGGGCGCTGATGGACCCGTTAGTACCGCCGGAGGTCGATCTCCGGAATTTCACCTACATGCCGCTCGACGTGGTTCGGCTGCGCGACAGCGACATCGCTGGCGTCGAGGACGGCGAGGTGTTCCGCGCCGCGGTGCTCGCGTGGTGCGCGGCCTGGCATCAGGTGCCGGCCGCCAGCCTGCCCGACGACGACGCGGTGCTGGCCCGGCTGACGGGCTACGGACGCGATCTGGCGACCTGGAAGCGGGTCCGCGAGGCCGGCGCGCTGCGCGGTTTTGTGCGGTGCAGCGATGGCCGTTTGTACCACCCGGTCGTGGCCGAGAAGGCCTTGGAAGCATGGGACAAAAAGGGTCGGCAAGCCGAGCGCACCCGACGCGCCACGGAGGCCGCCGCGGAGCGCGCACGGGTCCGTCGTGAATCCGTTACGGATTCCGTTACGGACTCCAAGGAGAGGAGAGGAGAGGAAAGAGAGGAAGGAAAGGAAAGAGACAGTCCTGCACCTGTAGCGTCTGGGGGTGCAGGGGGGACGCGCGCAGAGCGCGCCGACCGAGGAACGCGCCTGCCGGCGGATTGGTCTCCGACCGAGGCCGACCGGGCGTTCGCAACCAACCTTGGCGTGGCGGTCGATCGCGAGGCGGCGTCGTTCGCGGACTACTGGCACTCGAAGCCCGGCGCGGACGGGCGGAAAACCAATTGGAGCGCGACCTGGAGGAACTGGGTGCGCCGGACATCGGAAAGGAAGCAGGGCAATGGCACAGGATCTCGATCTCAGTCCCGTAACGGGTTTATCGTTCTCGCTGAGCGCCTTGCTCGGGAGGATGCAGACCGAGCAGCCGGGAGCCCCGCTGGCGATTTCTTCGACCCAGAAGTCCGAGGCTGAGCGCGCCCTAGCCGCGATCGAGGCCGCCCTGCAGCCCGCGCCGCAGGCGTTGGCGCTGCGCTGGATCTCGGCGCTCGGCACGCTGACCGCGTCCAAGCCGGGCGAGGCCGACGGCGACGCCAAGGCTCGGGCCTACGCGGCGATGCTGGAATACCCGTCGTCGGCGTTCAGCCGCGCCAGCCTCGACGCGGCGGCGCGCAAGTTCCGGTGGTTCCCGTCCTACGCGGAGGTCTGCGAGCACCTGGAGGCCGAGGTTGCCGCGGCCAAGGCCCAGCGCCACCAGCTGCGCCGGGCGATCGCGCTGCCGACCGAGGGGTCGAGGCCGGTCGGGAAGTGGTCGGCGATGACCGACGAGCAGAAGGCCGAATTCGAGGCGACGATGGCCCGGTTCCGGTCCCGGTTCGCTTCGGATGCCTCTAGGAGCGCCGAGGATGGCGCAGGAAGCGCGGAAGCCCGCTTACCCTAGGCAGGGTAGCGGGCGACCGGCTTCCGGCGTTCCTAGGGCCGTTCTAGGCGGTTTCGGGCCGGAGGTGCCTCGGCAAGCGGCGGTAGGCGGTCCTGACCGCGTCCGCCCACTCGTCGGCGGTCATCAGGTCGGTGTCCACGACGCACCGGCGCAGGAGGACGTCGCGCAGCGCCTCGGCGTCGAGGAGGCTGGCCTCGCCCATGGCGTGGCGGAGGCGCGGGAGGCTCATGGCGGGGTGGACGCGCATCAGCGCACCACCACAAAACGGCGGCCATGCACCTCGCTGCAGCGTTGGCGCGGCAGGTAGGTCGTCGCCGTGATCTCGTAGGTGCGCTCGCCGTCCTCGGTCCAGCTGTCGAGCCGCGCCAAATAGCTCTTGCCGCCGAGGGCGCGAGCAATTTTGAGGAAAAGGGCTTCGGCGGTGCGAGCGCGGAGCGTGGTGCCGTTGATCGTGTGGGTGAGCATTTGTCGTCTCCGTGGGTTGCTGTTGCGATGTCGGGATACTGCGGGAAGGTAGCGGGGTTGAGGATTGCGTTTCCTGCAACCCCGCTATGCGTCAGGCGAGCTCCCACTCAAAACCCTCGCCCGTGATCTTCGCGCAGCACGCGGGCAGATCCGACTTGCGAACCGTGAACGACACCGCGCCGCCCAGGCGCTGCTTGGCGGCCTCGCTCGCGCAGCGAACGACCATCTCGGTGGCGGCGGAGTCGGAGGAGAGGATCTGGAAGTCGGCCATGTGGGCCTCCCTGGTTTGGCGCCTCGGCGCCGGTTTCGATGAAAGGAACATACACCGCCGGTGCAGGATGACCATTGCAAAGAACGCGGGGCGTTATGCGCTTGACGCATGGGTGGCTTGACGGTCATCGCCCGCAGCGCCATGATCTTACACCTATGACGCGAAACGCTTAACGATATCAGCGACATGGCCGCTCGGAAAATCAAGCGCCTGCTGACCGACGACTGGAAGGCCAAGATCCAGGCGTCGAACATCTGCCATCGGCTCGCGCTGCACGTCGATGGCAAGATCGAGATGACGCCGACGCAGGTTCGCGCGGCGGAGATCCTGCTCCGCAAGACCGTGCCGGACCTCGCGCGCAACGAGGTGACCGGCGCGGACGGCGGCCCGCAGAAGATCATCTACGAATGGGGCGAGCCGACGTGACCGATCTGCGCTCCGCGCGCGTTCGGATGCCGTACAGCCCGCGCAAGGCGTTCATGCCGTTCCACCGGCGCACGCAACGCTGGGCCTGCCTCGTCGCCCATCGCCGTGCGGGCAAGACCGTCGCCGCCATCAACGACCTGATCCGCGCCGCGATCACCGCGCGCCAGCCTCACGCGCACTATGCCTATGTCGCGCCGTTCCGATCGCAGGCGAAGTCGGTGGCCTGGGACTACCTCAAGCGATACGCCGAGCCCGCGACCGCGGGCGTCAACGAGGCCGAACTCACGCTGACGACGCGCACCGGAGCGAAGATCCAGTTGTTCGGCGCGGACAACGCCGACGCGATGCGCGGCCTCGGGTTCGACGGCGTCTACCTCGACGAGTACGGCGACTTCCGCCCGAGCGTGTGGGGCAACGTCATCCGCCCGACGCTTTCTGATAAACAAGGCTGGGCGGTGATCGGCGGGACGCCGAAGGGCCGCAACCAGTTCTACGAGGCCGTAGAAGCCGCGCAGAGATCTCCGGACTGGTTTTTTTTGCGCCTGCGCGCCAGCGAGAGTGACATCCTCCCGCCGACCGAACTGCACGCGCTCCGCGCGCAGCTGACGCAGGACCAGTATGACCAGGAGTATGAGTGCAGCTTCGACGCAGCTATCCTCGGCGCGTTCTACGGCGTCGAGATGCGCGAGGCGCTCGACGCTGGCCGCATCCGATCGGTCCCGCACGACCCGGCGCTGCCGGTTTACACGGCATGGGACATCGGCTGGCGCGACGACACCGCGATCTGGTGGTGGCAGGTCGCAGGCGGCGAAATCCACGTCATCGACCATCACGCCAGCAGCGGCTCGACCGTCGCGGATCTGGCCGAGGTCGTGGCCGGGCGTCCATATCGCTATGGCAAGCACTACCTGCCGCACGACGCGCGCGCGAAGACGCTGGCAAGCGGCGGCCGCAGCGTGGTCGAGCAGCT